TAAGCAAAGCTGTTGTCTGTTGTTGCGCCCCACGCACCGGCTTGGTCGCCTGAACCAATCAGCTCGACCCTTAAACTTGATGAATATGTACTGCTCATGGTGTTTCTCCTTGTTGAGTATTATCTAATTTTATTTGGTGAAGTGCAATTTGTTTACCAAGAAGTTATGATGACCAAGCCATCTCCACCATCACCGCCTCTGCCGCCAGTTGTGCCAGTAAAACCGCCACCACCGCCTCCTCCGCCAGAGCCGTAAGCACCTTTACCGCCTGCGCCTCCTATGTCCGCTGTTGTGCCTGTCACTCCCGCTCCTGCACCACCACCGCCAGTCCCACCTCTAAACAACATCATTTTAGGTATTAATTGATAGCCATTTGATCCGTTTTGTCCTGCTCCACCTCCAGCAGAACCTCCATTAGCGGCAGCACCATTTGGTATATTTGGTGGGGGAGAAGCCATGCTTTGTTGTCCACCTAATCCTCCAGCAACAGTTGCTGATCCATATCCACCGCCACCAGTTCCGCCAGATGTAATTGCACCTGCTGTTGAAAAAACAACATTAGCACCGTTACCCACAGCACCACCAAGTCCGCCAGCTTGACCCGGAACGCTAATATTGCCTGCCGTTGTTGCAAAAAATGATCCTAAAGAAGAAAGATTACCATTTGCTATTCCTGAGGCAGAACCTGCCGCACCCGCAGACCCGCCAGCACTTGCGGTTCCATTATTTCCGCCAGCTCCCGGTTGTGTGTTGCAGAGTATGTAATTAGTTACAGTAGATGGCGCAATTGCAACATAAGATTGTATGCCTGCTATACCAGAAGAACCAACAACTCCACCCGCTCCACCATATCCAACTTGAACATATAAACTGTCAGGTAAATCAGCGGCTAAGAAAAATGCGCTTGTAGAAGCTGCGCTTCCCCCGCCTCCACCACCACCAGCCGCTCCTACTGCGCCAACAAACCCACCTCCGCCTCCACCGCCACCAGCAAGAGCAAATATATGAATAAAAGCCACATTTCTTGGCTTAATCCATTTTGACCAAACTGTATTGCTTGTAGGCGAGTTAGCATAAAAAATCTGCTGATCTGCTTTTTGATTGGTCGGTAAATTGTTTAAATCAAGCATATATCACCACGAAGTAATTATTACCAAACCATCACCACCATCACCACCAAAACCACCTGTAGATCCTGTAAAACCTCCACCACCGCCTCCTCCGCCGCAACCGTAAGATCCTTTTCCTCCACGACCACCTGCATTTGTTATTGATCCACCTCCGCCTGAGCCAGCCCCACCACCTCCAGTACCTCCCATAAAATATGTTAGGTTTGGTAGGGCTTGTACGCCATTAGAACCATCACCACCAGCTCCGGTCAATCCACCCGCACTTCCGGCTGGCAACGCAGGAAATATGTTACCCGCTGGAATAATAAAACTTGCACCTGCATTGCCAGTTACACCAGAAGCATTTGCATACCCACCGCCTCCTGCTCCTCCTGTAACAATAAGCCCAGTTGTGGGTAAAGATAAACCTGCTGGTGATGAACCATTAGTAGCACCAGCAGCACCGCCTTGTCCCGCAAGTCCTATTTGTCCTGCGGTAGATGCAAAAGCCTGCCCCATAACCGATATATATGCGTTTGCTGCTGTTGAAGCACCCGAAGCCGCCGTAGTACCTCCACCACCTGCCGCAGAACTACCGCCAACACCAGCAGTTGCATAAATAAGTAAATTATTTGCTGTTGTGTTTTCATAAACAGAAACATAAGAATTTGTTCCGTTAGAACCTCCAGTAGATGTTGCGCCACCTGCGCCTCCAACACCAACTGATAAATAAAGCACATCAGGCAAAGCCCAAGCAGGAAAAGTAATAATAGATTGTGATGAAGAATTACCACCAGCACCACCACCAGCAGTTCCAGCACCAGCAGCCCCAGCAAAACCACCTCCACCTCCTCCCGCACCAGCAAGGCAAAGGATTTTTATAAAATTAACACCACGAGGTTTTAACCATGCAACCCAATTTTGGGTTCCAGTAGTTGGTGTATTGGCATAAAAAATCTGTCTATCGACTTTCTGATTTGTTGGTAGATTATTAAGGTCAAGCATATTTCACCATGAAGTAATAATTACAAGACCGTCACCGCCTTTACCGCCTTGGCTACCAGTAGAACCAGTGAATCCTCCACCGCCTCCACCACCCCCAGAACCGTAATATCCAGCGCCGCCTCTACCGCCAGTTAAACCTGTATTTCCTGTGGCTCCTTGCCCTGCACCACCGCCACCGCCACCACCTGTACCAAATGGTAAATTTGGAAGCATTTGAAATCCATTAGATCCATTACCACCTGCTGTTCCAGCAGATGTTCCACCAGAACCACCGGGAACTGATGAAGGCAAACTTCCAGATCCACTGCCAACTAATTGACCTCCAGGAGAACCTGGTTGATTTATATTAACTGCATAACCACCACCCCCTTGTCCACCCATAGTAAGTGAATTGGTTGTTCCTGTTGAGAAAACTGTTGCTCCATTATCGCCACCAGTACCACCAGCTTGTCCAGCGGCACTTTGAGCGCCGCCCGTGCCTGAATAAAAACATCCTATAGATGCTAAAGAGCAATTTGCAGATACACTTACAGCAGCTCCAGCAGTACCCCCAGCGCCACCAGCTAACGAAGATGATCCATTATTACCACCAGAAATAAAATGAATTAAATTATTTGGAGATGCGTTACTTGGGTATATTGCAATATATGTATTTACACCACTACTTCCAGCGGTTCCAGTATCTCCTCCAGCACCGCCTATTCCAACTTGAACATATAAATTATCAGGAAGCATCCAAGCAGGAAATAAAGATATAACATAGCTGGCTCCGCCTCCACCACCACCGCCCCCAGCATTCCCTGCTCCTACCGCACCAACCCTTCCTGCACCTCCGCCTCCACCCCCTCCGATAGCTATGATAGAAACAAAATTAACACCTCTAGGTTTTACCCATGTTGCCCAATTTCCACCACTAGAAGTGTTGGCGTAAAACGTCTGCTTATCAACCTTTTGGTTTGTTAAAAGATTGTTAAGGTCAAGCATTAGTAAGATCCAGCAATAACAGTTGGATTCCAGCCAGATGCAAGAGTTGTACCAGCAGAAATACCAATCACAATTCTGTATCCAGCAGGTAAAGCAAAGTTAAGCGGGTAATCAATATCAACAGTGCCAGCAGTTGTTGAGGCTGTGGTTGCTGGTAAAGACAATTCTCCATAGAACGTGTTGTTACCTGCGGTGGCATTAGTTGATCCGTTGTTTATGTAAATACGGGCAACAGAAACTGCATTTGTACCTACCGCTTTAAAACGAATACGCTGAACAAAACCACCATTGGTGGCGTTAGCTGTAAACGCAACTACGTTGTTTGTACCTGTGCCTGTGTAATCAGAAACAACTGCTGTAATAGCAGTTCCAAGGCTGATTGCGCCTGCGTTTGAAAAAATTGGTGCTGTATTTGCTGCCATGAAAACTCCTTAAACCATGTTCCAGCCTTGGGCTGTTGTAACTACTGTGCCAAAAATAGTATCTTGACTTACCGATCTTTCCGCCGGATAAGTAACAAACACATTGACTGTGCCAGAAAATGTTACAGCCGCATTTGAATTGCTAGAAGATAAAATTGTAGTGCGTGTTAGTGTGGGGCCTGTAGTTGAATATGTACCAATTCCAACCTCCCAATTACCAGATGCATCTGTGGCTGAATAGTATGTGGTGTTTGTGTTGCCAACAACAGCAAATGATTGAAATGCTGTGACTGCGCCGGTAAGCGTAAAGCTAACCGTTGTATTGGCTGTACTTGTTTCCTGTACTCGGTCGTATAAAGCTAATGCCATATCTTTTTATACCGTGTCAATTAATTGCCAATTTGCCGACTGACTATCATCTACATCACTCCAACCGGGTGTTTGTGAATTGTTTATTGCCGTCCAAGCCACAGATTGAGAATTGTCAATACTTGCCCAAGCAGGTGTTTGTGATGTATTTATTGTCCCCCAATCCGGGGTCTGGCTATCATCAATCTGTTTCCAGTATACAGCAACCACATTACCAGTCAAGCCAGAAGCAGCCACTCCCGTCAACGCAATAGTTGTATTTAAACCTACAGAACCCGTAGCGCCAGATGCACTTCTACCAGACAAAATTTGCGTTGCTATGACGCTGCCTACATTACTTCTGGCAACAGTACCAGACAATGCAATAGATGCGGCGCTGGCTATTGTTCCTGCAAAACCAGATGCAACCACTCCACTGAGAGGTATAGAAGTAGACTGTGCAACAGAACCGACAGATCCAGATGCAGCCACTCCACTTAATGCTACGGAAATATTGGGCGTTGCTGTGCCTGCGTTGCCAGATGCCGATACCCCAGACAATCCAACTGTTATTCCGCCATTGGAGACAGACCCCACTGTCCCTGTAGCTGACACTCCAGATAACGCTATAACTCGTACAACATCACCAACAGAACCTGTGGCTGATACGCCGGATAAAGCAACTGAGATATTTGGCGCAACAGAACCAACCGAGCCAGTAGCTACATCCCCAGTTTCGGGGGATGTGCTTGTAACTGCTACCGTTCCAGCAGAACCAGAAGATTCAGCGCCCGTTAAAGCAACAGACGTATTAGATGTGACATTACCAACCGAACCAGTAGCAGATACACCTGTCAATGGGAGTGCGTTTGTTACGGCAACACTACCAACAGAACCTGTAGCAGATACCCCAGAAATAGCAACATTTATTACAGATGAGGCTGTTACTGTTCCGGCAGAACCAGAAGATTCAACGCCTGTTAAAGCAATAGATAAATTAGGTACGACTGTACCTACAAAACCAGAGGCAGTATCACCAGTTTCTGCTTGGCTGCTTGCAACCGTACCAACACTACCCGACGCAAATACCCCAGTTAGTGCAACGGTAACGTTTGAAGATGCTACAGAAACTGTTCCAACATCGCCAGAAGCAGCTACCCCCGTCAGCGCAACGGTGACGTTTGAAGACGATGCCGCTGGTAAAGCGGCAAAGGGGGTTTCGGCAAATGCGGAGATACCAAACATGGTTTACGGCGTAAGCCGCCTCCGCATTAAGTTGTAGCTAAACGCAACAGTGCAGTAGTTGTAGTATTTGATGGCATCGTTAATGTAAAAATGCCAGCCGTGATTGTTTGCGATCCAAATGTATGAACACTGACTGTCTTACCGCCTTGAGTGTTGTTATAAATAACTACAGTATCAAAAGCTGTGGATAATGTTACTGGCAAACCAGAGGTTCCATACACCAAGCTTGCGGAAGAAGTCCAGTAAGCCACGCCTGCGGTAGACGATGAATTGGTTGCAGTAGGCGCTGTTGCATTTGTAACTGTTATACCGCCAGCAGTGTAGTTAGTACCAGATACTTCTGATGTTCCAATATTGGATGTAGTAGGCGTTCCAGTGCCGGGAGTACCAACGTTGGTTTGACCCGCATTTACAGTGCCAGAAGCCAAAACTAACAACGCTTTAAACGTATCAGCAGTTGATCCTGCGCGAGTTGGAGAAGCACCAAAGTTATGGGTTGCAGTCAACAACTCGCCCATGAAAGAGGTACACATTGATTGGGTATTTGCCATGATATTTCCTTAAAAAGAAGCTATATCGCCACCAACAAAGTTGGGCATTTTTTTCAGGGTTACATGTGCAGAGCGATGGACAAGTTCGTCACCTTCCCAGTACTCAACCCATGTAGTAAGTTCATTATCATTGTCGATTGTGCCTTCTCGCTTTTCAAACAGAGAATCATCCATTTCGCCTTTGGTTGTTGTAATTAACATTATGAAATCCTTATGATTGCTGAAGTGTTTGAGGGACTTGGAAATTGTACAGTGAATGTTATATTGGAAGTTTTATCAGAACCAAAGTCCAATACGCAAACTGCTGGATTACCCGTAGTAGTTTGATAAATCAATGCACCTCTGGCGGTCAATGCAGAAGTCCATACCGCGTTGTTAAATGATATATATGCCGTTGTACCTGAGTTGCCTACAGTTGGAACCTGCGCAATCGTAAGAGCAAGACCACCAGCCGTGTACCCTGAAGCCACAACTTCGCCCGTAGACGTATAAGCCGTGGTAGTGGCATCAAGCGCGGCTGCATTAGTGTACAAAGCAATCTTGAACAAGCCGGACGTAAAGTTGAACGTCCCGTTCATCATGCCTGTTTTGAATGTGTTGCAAGCCCAATTGCCGGTAAAAGCCATTACGTCACCGCCTGTCTGTACTGTCCAGACCGGTAGGCATCTTGACGCTCCATACCATCGCCTAAACGTTTTGCTAAAGCAAGTGCTTCTTTGTATTTCATATCATATCCAGCAATGATGTCAGCCTCACCTTTCATAAAGGTATACGCTTCAACCAACGAGCCGTACAAAAGCACAGTGTCAAAGTTGTCTCCCAACCATGTCTGTCCACCAGATACAGTGGTAATAGATTCTGGATAATAGTAGTAATGCAACTCAATGCTATATGACGTGTCTGGGGTCGGGCCAAGAATAAAAGTTAATTCTTTGAGGTCTGTTGATTGAGGGCCAAACAGTGCGTAGTATTTAGGTGTGGCTGTATCTGTTGGTGTTGGATATGCTTGGCGAATGAAGTTCACATCTTTATTCAACAAATACTCATAAGAGCCAGTTGCATCAATAACAGCCATTGAATACACAGCGAGAAAATCAGTTGGACATGATAAATATTTATTGCTTGCTGTTGCTGTTCCTGTGACATTTTTGCGGATAGATGGGAACTGAACTGAGTTGTATATGCGCTGCTCAGCCTGCGTGATAAACGTATTGATCTGCGTAGTCGCAGAAACCGTACTACCACTTGCAAGGTATACATCGGGGAACTGATTCTCCGTGTACGACTGAATCGTGTTATACAACGTCGTGTAATTCATGCCATCGGACCTCTACTTATCACGCCTTTGGTTGCTGCGCCAGTGCCGCGCATCTTGATGCCGGTTGTTTTTGGTTCAGCTGTTATGTCACCAAGAGAAACTCGACGCGCAGGTACATTACCACCAGGCGCAGAGCCATTAGCAGCCATAGTATTTGGGTCAGGACGGAAGCCACCGTTGTTCAATGAATCATTAACAGACATGCTTTTGCCTGTCATAGTGTGAGGTTGAGCATATACATCAGCGTTGCCAACTTCTTTGCCCATGCGTTTGTCACTGAATTTAGCCATCACTTACCTCTTTGGTTGTTAGCCCGAGCCATGTTACGTCCAACAGCACGCATTTGCATACCTGTTGGGCCTCCTTTTGCCATCTTGTGCATACGGCTTTCATGACCCTTAACCATTTTTTTGGCTTCAGTGTCAGCAATCTTTTTTACCTGTTTTGTGTCCATGATTGACTCCTACGTTGTTACTACTGTTACTGTACCAATTTGTACAGCCATTGCCAAGACATTTGGCGTTAAATACGCATCGCTTGCCCTTGATCCACCGACTGGATTCCAGCCCCATTGAAACACCCTGCTACCGCCTTCATTGGTGCCGGCACCAGTTGTTCCGCTACCATTTGCAACAAGCTGTAATCCACTTGTACCAGACACCTGATAACTTGTATCCGGCCTTGGCTCTCTGACAGCTTGAGCATCTTCAACAGGATACATACCAAGCTGAAGCTGAGGATGATCCGGCTCCCAGCACTCTGGGCAGACTTTGATGTTTACAAGTTTGGTTTTGATGACCAGTTTGCGTAAGACAGTCAGTTTGTAGCGTTGACCACAGCGATCACACTCTGCAATTGCATATTTGCCTGACGCAAATCTATTAGGCATAGATAGTGTTCCTTGGAACGTATCTATCAGCAGACTTATCTCTGTCTTCAGTTGATGCCAATGCCCACTGTTCTTCGTATTCCGCCTTCAAAAACGGAATCCTAGCCTGCGCCTCTGGTATCTTCTGCGCTAAATAGAAAGCCAAACCAGCAACCATGCAGCTTATGAATCGGAATGGGATATCTTGGATGTTTACACCACCACCAGCATCTTGCATGCGGCGCAAACGGTAGTAAACAAACGTATATTGATCGTCGGGCGAATTGGGTGATGGCCAAACATTAATGCTGGACAGCAAAGTTTCATAAATCACTGTTCCACTGGTATGACTAGCGGCAGTTGTGCCATTTTGCCCCCTGAAACAGTTTAAAAGCTGGTTTTCAGACACGTTTTGGTAAGAAATGACCTCTGAGTCAACCTTAATAAATCCAGCTGTGCTGAGTTGCGATGCGTCAGTCACATTAATTGTGGTATCAGTAGACAAAATAGCTCCGTTTAACGTAGCCGTGGTCACATTTGTATTGCCTGATTGTCGATTGACCCAAACTTGAATCGGCTTGCCTGTGGCATTCTTGTTTGGAATGGACATATAGGTAGGCTCAGATATGCGGGTAATGCTGATGTCCGTCTGATTGGTGTCTGATCCGGTACGAATAACTTGATCCAGCAGGTCAATCGTATCCACAGGAATGGAATACATGTTTTGACCTGTTGTCATCACGATTTGCCCCTGCTCAATCGTCCATAAATTAATGCCTCGATTTGACCATTCAATCGTCAACAAGTTTAATGAACGCCGAGCAGTTCGCAAGTTATAGCCAGTGCGCAGTTCTGATCCGCAGCGCTCAAACGCCTCCTCAATCAGTTCTGCCAAGTCTAAATTAAAGACCGATGTACCAGATGTGTATGCCATTATTCGTGTCCGTCTTGAACAATGTCGTCTTCGTGAGTAGTCTGCTCATGAGGAATATCATCCAAAAAAGCGGCTATTGCGGTTTTTTCTTCAGGCGCTACCACTTCAGGATCTATAACAATTGTTGGCTCCACAACTACTGGTGCGGGCAACTGACCTTCAACTTTAGCAATCAAATCCAAAATAGCTTGATCTTCACTACCAAACATAGCGGCATATTGAGTTGCTTTGGCGCGAAGGCCGCTGAGGACAAGCTGATCTTCTTCAGTGGTTAAATTAAGTTGTGACATGATGTTTCCTTATTTCATTTTCTTAAAGGTTTCAGCAAGGCGGGCGCGTTGGCCAAGCTTGCCAGGTTTCTTGGCTGCTGCCGCCAATTTCTTTGCAGGGATAGGCTTGTCGCCTTTTACACCCAGCTCAGCGCGCAAAGCACCGGGCTTCTTGATAGCTTTCTGAATCCATTTCTCAGCCATTTTTTGCCATCCTCATGTTGTCAATTAAGTTTGGATAAGGTCTGCCCGCAGCCTTGGCCGCAGCTTTAGCTTTGGCTTTCTTTTCAGGAGACAGCTTCTTATGCTTTTTGGCGGGGTTTGGAGTATCCCAAACCTGACCGCCTTCAGCATACATAGCCACATCTTGCGGTTTGTCTTTACGATGGATGACTTTCTTACCCGGCATCTTTGATGGGTTGATGTCGCCCATGCCGCGAGAGGCCATCATTTCTTGTACATCCCGCCGCCACACATCACCATAGTGCCGCGAGTCTTACCGCGTTGTGCAATACCATCTGCGCGCTTAGAGGCAGTCATGCCGCCTTTGGCGTAAGTGTCACCCATGGCATTTGTATTTTCGCTGCCATAAGTATTTTTTGCAGGTGGCGAGATTTGTTCTGGCATTTTTGGATATCGGTACTCTTCAGTGTTGGCTTCCTTGGAAGCTTCTTTGTATGCCTTGCGTTCTTTTGTGCGAGTTCGGGCATCCTGAACATCTTGCAGCGAAACGTTATCCATGTCTTGATCTGGACTGAAAGTTGGTTTTGTTGCCATGATTTTTCCTTAACAGAATTTGCCGCGAGTCTTGCCGCGAGATGCAATGCCGTCACCACGGCTGGATGCAGAAGATTTTGAAGTTGAACCACCTGATACCATCTTCTTAACTGTTCCGCCTTTTTTCTTCATCACAAAGTTTGGACGGTAACCTTCAATCATTTTTGCTGCGCGGTATGGCAACTCTTTTAAATAAGGAGCAGCTTCACTCAAATAAGGCTCTACTCTTTCAGCGGCTGCTTTTGCGGCTCCTTTGCCTCTGGCCAATGCTTGCGCACTTTCCATTATTGCTTTGGTGCCAAGACGGCCTGGATTCAAATAAGACTCAGGATAAACACGCTCAAGAGCCTCATCCTTTGTGTTTTTTGCAAACTCTTGGCGAGCTGTATTTTCTACAGCTTTTGAAGTGTCATATCCCTTGTAAGAACCTCTGCCGGCATTATCAACTTTTGTTGGGGCGGCGGCAGATGCTCTTGGTGACGAGGGGGCGGCAGATGATTTTGAAGGAGGAGCAATTGTGTAATTTTCACCTTCTTTATATTCAGGTCGGCCACCAAGTGTTATTGTAGGGGTGTACTTTTCTGGAGCATTTGAAAGCTCTTGAATCTTTGATTCAAATGCATCACTGTTTTCTCTAGCCGCATCACGCGCGCGAGCTGCTTTATAAATATCAGTGTTATCGTTATCGTTAACAGTAGAAAAATTACCCCGCAATGGGCTAACTGTTCCGCCATCGTCATAGCGCCTAGCGCGTTTCTTTACGACTTTTTTCATGGTTGCTCCTTAGCAAACTTTGCCGCCACGCTTCATGCCTTTATTGCCAGCCATGACGATTTGCTTGCCTTGGGTCTTGCCCTTGGATGCAACGCCGTCTTTGCTAGGAGCAGCTGAGCGAACTTTGGTCATTGATGTTTTATTGCCGCTATCAACTGAACCACCGCCAGCCATCTTCTTCATGCCGCCTTTTTTCATACCCATCATTTGCATCTTATCCATCATCATGTCTTTTTTGGAGCCTTCTTTCACTCCCTTTTTTTCAACATCTTTGCCAGATTTCTCAAACTTAGCCATTTTTGAACTCATTGTTGCCATGTCACCACCCCTATTAAAAAGTGCCGAGGCCCCATGATTGGTTTTCGGCTTGTTGATACTTTGTTGCTTTGCCAAGCTCATTCCGCCCGATGCAAATTTCTTCCCTTTGTCTGCTTCTGCAAAATCTTTACCAACCTTTTGCGGAATGCCTACCTTTTTTGCAAAGGCCGCACTGTGCGCAACAGCCTCCATCAAATTGTGTTGTTTCTTACTGCTGCTTGGCATCACTTCGCCGCTTGAATAAGCTGGTCAATTTTTGCTTCAAGCTTGTTAAAGCGCTGGTCAATGTGGTCAGTAAGTCTTGCAACTTCTGCTTTAGTAGCTGTATCACGGGCAATCTCCTCACGGGTTATGTTCAGCAAACGCTCAATTCTTTTAACATCTTCAAATTTTTCTTTGATGAAAAACCATAAGCCACCAAGCAAAACAGAAAGTCCAGCAGACCAAATTGTATTGATGTCCATCAAATGAACCTGCCTTTCGTTTTGCCTTTGGTGGCGCAACCATCAGCCGCGCTTACATAGCCGCCTTCAGCGCAGTTCCATGCTCTCAAAGACTTGTTAATCCTCGAATCCGGATCGCTTGCGGTCTTGGCGCTCGTAAGCTTCGCTTTCATGCCTTTCATCCGAGCGCAGAAGGAGTCTCGCCTGCTGCCGCCCTCGGGTTGAGGAGGCTTCAGGTTGTGTCCTTCTTTCTTCGCAGAGGCTCGGCCTTTGGCGTTCAAGCCGCCATTCGGGTTCTTGCCTTCTTTGCGTTGCCATGCTGGAGTAGCCATGTTAAGCCTGAGCTTCTTTCCAAGACAAACGAGCGTACACACTTGGTGTTGCCGATACCACCACGTTGGTAGCGCATACATACATAACATCAGGCCCGTCTGGATAGACACCGGAGTAAGTTGTAGATACGGAAGAAGTTGTACCACCACCCAAAATTGAGTTACCAAGATCGCGCACTTGAGACAAATCCAAAACAGTTTGACCAGATGTGTTGGTATAAAAAGCAGCAACTGATTCACCACCAACCATTACTGCGCCCGGAGCGGTGTTTATTGAAACCTGCGCCAAAGACGAGGTGTATGAAGCACCACCTAAAGTTCTTGGTGAAGACCAAACACTCCAAGTTCCGCCTGTTGCATAACCGTTCAACACCAAGGTAACCAACACAGCGCCAGTGGTAATAACACCTAATTCAATTAATTGCAGTTGCATACGATTAATAATTTCTTTGTCACCCAGCAACCCTACTTGACCGTTATCCACTGAAGGGGCAACACGAATTGCAAGCAATGGGGTTACTCTGGTAATTAAGGTATCTAAAATAATTGGAGCATTTACGCCAAAGTTGAAAATCAACGACTTGTCATCGTCAAATCTACCGTCCATGATTGCGGATGAACCCCAGTGAGACAGAGATGGTACAGAAGCTGGCGCAACAAACTCAACAGAGGTTCTTACGTCGCCGTTGGCAAATGCTTGTGCGGATGCCTGACCACCTGTTTGCGCCCTAGTCAAACCGTAAAAAATGTTACTAGAGGTAATGCCGGTATAGTTGATGTACTCAATATTACCGTTAGCTGCCATCACTTCAACCGTTAAAGTTGCAGTGGTTTGTGCTGGTGTTGGGAATCCGCGAGCATCATTTACCGTAAATGAAGAAGGTGAAATTGTTGTGCCAGATGTTTGGTCATCTGCAACAGTGTTTGCAAAGCCGCGAGTGCAACCAACCAAGTTACCTGTGCCAGATGTGGTCGATGTGGTTGTGTAAAAAATTAATTCGTTGCTTAACTTGGCAACACCGCCGCTTTGATTAAACACAGCGGTGTCATTAACTGGAATTGTTAAATCGTTAATTAAAATGTTGGCGCTAAGAGTCGTGGTAGACCCAGACAAAGGCGCTGTCAAGTATGTCTGTGGTGGAACACCTGACACTTCATAGTGAGCCGCCATGTTTCCAGAGCGCATATAAGCTTCAAATTGCCTATTATTGTTTTGGATTTGATGCACATAAGTAATTAAACCGTTAGTGCCGCGAAGGCCATAACGAATGTAACCAGCACCATACCATGAGTAGTCGATGTACCAC